TAGACACTGTGCCTCCGCCTTTACCAGCCATGTCTACAATCGCCACAGGCGCGCCCTTAGTCGTAATTCGGACAATATTGACAGGGACACTCATACGGGGCTCGTTAAGGTTCCTGCGGGGCTTACGGCTGTCAATCTTAATAACCGAGTTCTTGCGCTTACTCCAACCGGTACGACCGTTATGAGCCATACCAGACAGCGGAGGCGACGACGGTATCGACTGGTTAATTTCAGCAAGCAACGGCTTCAAAATGTTGCGAATGTCTTTGTTCAATTCACGCTTTAAAGCAGGGTTGATTTTGCCGAGTTCTCTCAGCGTTTCGCCCACACCTTTCACCTGAATTGTCATCGCTTGCTCTCGTTCTGCTCAATTATCAACCTGACCATCTCATCAATGATCTGGGCTGGAGTTTCCATCAGATCCAACGGACTGATGCCTGTACGAACAGCGAGCTGCGCGATCAGGTTTGTGGCTCTTCCTGCGGGCCCTGTTTGGCTTTTGGGATAAACGTGATATCCATAACGTTCTCTACCCAAGTGCTAAACAACGGAACCACAATCTTCTTTGTTCGTAACGCATCCCAAGCCAACCATGCGAGAGGCTTGAACTTCATGTCCTCTAAGAAACGGCCCACGGAGAGCGTGGGGTGGTGATCTTCCCACCTGCACGCAACTCCGTAAGTGATCGGTGCTTCGAATGTTTCACCGTCAGCCATTTCTACTTTTAATGTCATGCCAATCATGTCGGGGTCCTTTTGTTAGTTGTTGATTACGGGCTGACGATGTCGCGGACCCAAGTGCCACCAGTGAAGGTCACTGAGACTTGGCTCAATTCACCGACGGTCGTAACGATTGGGGTGAACGATGACATCATCGCATTACTGATCGTGTACTCAGGGTTAGACGCGGATTCGGTTGAGCCTGCTGGTGATATCACCAGTGTGGTGGTGCCGTCGCCAACAACATCAAACAGAGTGGCTTCGACTTCGCCTGCGCCGTAGTTGTTGAACATTGTCAAGGTGACGTTCACCATTTGGAGGCCCGACACGAAGCGGTGCCCGGTATCGCCGAAGGTCGTGGATTCAAGTGAGTCGTAACCGATCTCAAGCGAGGCCGCAGAGGTGTTTTGAGTGACGTCCACGGCTCCGATTAAGACGGTTGGGTTGGACAGGTAAACGGTTTTTGTTGTGGGCATGGTTTTTCCTTTATGGGATGCGCTTGGAAGCGATTCTGATAGTTAGGTCGTATGCGGGTAGTTCTTGTGAGCCGATTTGAGCGAGCGACGGTGAGCCACTCACAACGGCGATCGGGCTGTTCATAATTGTGTCGCAGACTTCAAGAATGTAGTTTGCCGAATCGCTATTGCCGGGTGGCGCGCCAAGGATTCGGAGATCAACTGTGATATCTGCGATTTGGTTGTTAAAACAAGTGAACGTCGGTAACTCGACAAACACGGTGAGTGGTCGTGCGTTGCGCGGATCGGTGACAGGCTTGAGTCCCAAGGCTGTGAGCGACGCTGACACCGTGTTGATGGTGTCCGTGAAGATGCCTGCCATTTCATGCACACTGCGATCGTTTAATGCCGAGCAACTGGTTCACTCGACCCAAAGTCATCAACGGTGGTCCTGTCATGTCACCAAACGACGCGTAACTGTCTCCAGTTGTCCCGCGTTCACGGTAAAGCCCTGCAGCGTAAAGCGTGGTTCCTAACAGCACTGAACTGTCAGGGACGGTCGTAAGACTGTCGTGGTAACCAGCCTGCACGCGACGCCTAAAACACCAGGCGTTTGCAGCTGCGACACAAGTAGTTAGGAACGCGGTGTCATTTGCCGTGGCCGACGCGATCCCAAGAAACTCTGTTACTGGCGCAGTTGATGACAACCAAGTACAGGTTTGGGTCCATTGAACTGTTCCTGTCGCTGCAGTTCTTTGATAGTTATCGAAGTTTGATTTGACAAGTAGTTGATTCGTGATGGTGACTTCGTAATCATATTGAAAATCACCTTCATAGCCGACACCAACAAACTCAAAAGTAGGAACCGCTTGAACGATGTAAGTCGCATCAAAATTGTTTCCTACTCCTGCGACAACGATCGTTTGACCAATCGTGATATCTGTGGCCTCAAGGGTCTGAATCACGGCGTAGTCGTCCACACGTTGTGCGTGCGTGACGGTAAATACGGCCATGATTCAGATCCTCTCGTAGTTTCCGTCTATCAGACGAAATCAGCCTTAATGGCAAGTTCTGGCGAAATGACCTTGGATGCCCAGTACCCGCGCACTGCAATCTGCCTGCTGAGTTGTGAGGGGTTTTCCACGGAAATTAGGCCCTTATTCATTTCATACGATTCGAGCGCACGAGGATCAAGGATGGTCATGCCAGCCGAAGTCAAGTTGCGGTCAACGACGACGCGCAAACCGAAAGCAAACGCGCCCTGTGTCGAAGCGACATTGAGCGAACCGTATGCGTTCATTGGGCCCACCTGTGGGAACAACGGACGGTCAGCGGTATCTGACAAACTGCCCATCAATTTCCAGACGTTTGGTGACACAGCGAGCACGGAAGGCAAGTTGCCATTTGAGCCAGTCAAGATGTCAGCGGCTGCGGTATACATCCACTCAACCCAGTATGCCGGGTCAGCAAGTGATGCGTTTGCAAAGTTGTTGCTGTTGGTGACGCCAGTCTGCAATTCTGAGCAAGCAAGCAAGTCGGTGCGGTCCATGTAGACGCGCATCATGTCATCAAGCAACGGTCCGAGTGCTTCAGGCTGTGTCCAGTCAATTGAGGCTTCGCTGATTTCAACATAGCCACCCTGAATGGTCTTGGTGATTTGAACGTCGTCAATGCCGAAAGTCGATGCAGTGATGGTCGTGTTCTGTGTAGCAGTACCGACTGAGTTATGGACATTTACTACAGGGCGAATGAAGACTGAGCCTCCCTGCGGCATGGGGCGCAAGGTGGTTGCATCAACGAGAGGACGCGAGCCAACAAACGTGTTCACCACATTTTGAATGATGGGGGTTGGGATCACACCGGGCAGATCAGTTGTGGTCACGTTGGGAGCTGCGGCGCGGATGTTTTCGTTGAGTTGTGCAAAATCGCTTCCACCACGAACGAATGCTGAGATGTATTCGCTAACGGACGGCAATTTGAATTCGCGCTTGGCGGTTGCATAGATCGGTTGAGTCGCGATTGCGGCTTCAACGCTTGTGGGTTCTGACATGGTTTCATCCTCCTCGGATGGTGTTGTTGGGGTTGTTTCTGTTGGGATTTCTTCTTCGGGTTCGTCGGCCTGAGCAACTAGGTCGCGAATTTCTGCGCCCGAGAACGCTGGTACGGCGACCAAAGACAATTCGACTAGCGAAGCACGGGTGACGACGGTGGCTTTCAGTTCTTTGTCGTAATAGGACTCCTGAACTTCTGCGCCAACGCTGACGGCATCGTAAGCACCCGAGCGGATCAACTCAACTGCGTCCTGCGATGCACGAGTGCGGGCAAACGTGGCGGTAAAGCCCAAGCCCTCTTCAAAATCGGCAAGGGCGTTAACGGTGCCACGCAACTGCGTAAGGTCGTGCCCTTCTATAAGCTTCGCGGCTTTCTGATTGACATCAAAAGCTCCTCGCTCAAACGCCACACGCTGACCGCCTAAAACGGTCGCGGTAACTGGAGCCCAAGGCACCGCAATACCAGAGATAGACGCGGGCGCGTCTTCTTCTGATTTTGCGAAGTCAACTGTGGGTAGATCGGCTGTAAGTCGAATCATGCCATTTCCTCTGATCTGCGTTCTTCTGCTGACGGTTCGTAAGCAACGCTTGCTAAATCGTTCTCTGCTAAATAGTCGTCAATGTCAAATTCGACATAACGGCCACGGGGCAAAATGTTGTTCATTGACAAGGTTTGTTCAATGCAATCCAAATATTGTTTTGCGCCGAACAAGTAAAGGTCTTGGCGAGCGGACTGGGCGTTTTGGTATGTGTAACCCTGTACGCCGATGCCTAAAAGGTATGCGGGAATTCCAGTGGCCCGAGACAGTTCTAATGCTTGGAATTGACGCGACTCAATTAGTTGCAGTTTGTTCGGGTCACTGGAGAACTCTTTAAAAGTGACGACGCTGTTGAGTGCGCCTATTGCGCCAACTTGTCGAGCGTTACGCCAAGCAGCTGCAAGTTCCGAAAGGTCCTCGGCTGACATGGGTTCTGATGCGTCGGTTTGTTGAAGCCACCCGGCAGCAATCTCGTTGACAGCAAAACGATCCGATGCCTGTTGCAGTTTGATCGCAGTCATGATGGCGCGGTTGCCTGTGTAGAGCAGTCCTTGCGACGGTGCCAAAAATTGGATGACGTCATCAGTGTTTAACTGGATGCCGTTGAACATGATGTCGTTAGACGGCCCGAAACGCTGTGCGGTCTGCTGGTCGCCCAGACTGACCATTGCTGCGGGTAGCCATTCAAACGAAAGCGGACGGCCTGTAGCGGACGACCGTGAAGTGACATACCAAAAGCCTTGACCCCAAAGAATTAGGTCGGTCACCAGTTGAGAAAAAATGAAGTTTCGAGTGACGCGAGGATCGGGCTGATCCATCCACTGTTCATTAGGAATGTAAATTTCTTCGTACTCGGATCCAGTCCACTGGGTGGTGTAATGCTTGAGTTCCAAGCAGCCGACCATTGACGCGATCATCTGAACGGACCGCGAAATGGTCGGCACAGACAAGGCGAGCCGTTGCAACTCCCCGACAGAGTATGCGTAGTAGTCGCCGATCTGCGCGGCTGATCCAGCCGCTGCCTGAACGGGAGCAGACGCAAACGCGGGGGTCGCATTAACTTTCTTGCTACCGAAAAGAGCCATCACTTGCGAGTCTCTCACATATTTTGCGTGTATGTAAGTACCCCTACCCGAAAGCGAAAGCGGCTTTACTGGTGCGGGTTGGTCTTCCTGCTTCGGCGGCCGCCCAGACCATGCAACGCGCCAACTCAATCGGACCGGGTGACTTTTGACTAGACAGCGGTGCGGCACCCTCGGACAATTTGACCATGACCGCCCTAGTGACGTGTTCCGCTAACGAGTTTTCGCCAGTGTGGCGCAACTTGTCTTCAATAATCATTGACCTAACCATTGGTGTCGCTGTTTTCATTTCGCGGTAACCGACGATCTGAGTGCGTCTAGCAAAATCAGGCGGCACGTTCGGATGGATGGTCGGATTGACGCGGAGCTGCACGTCACGATCTTGCATGACACGATTTACTTCAGCCCACATTTGGGCTTGTGAATCAACAACAAATTCGGTAGTGACAATGACGCGCCCATCATGCTGGACGGCCCTAACACCGCAGTATCTTTGGTCATCAAGACTTGAATCCACGGCAAGAATTCCACCCGGTGGCATTGCAACTTGAGAAACTAGGTCATGCCAAATGTTGGGAATCCAAGACTGAGTTGAACCCTGCCACATATTGAGATGTTGCTGAATAAATTCCGAACTAGGCAAAGTTTTGTATGCGTCCTCAAGTGCTTCCCATGACACGGTCGTACCGAGCGCGGGATTACTCCACGGCCAAAATTGGCGATCCGAAACAGGCGAACCACTTGGTGCGCTCCATTCCGCAAAAAACATGGGCGACTTCTCGCCCTTATCAATTGAGTTAATTGCTCCCTCACGCATAGAAATCATCACTTCAGATCCAGTATCGCCCGCCGTGCTCCAGCAGGAAAATAAGGGGCTTTTTCGAGCGACTTGGCTCGGTTTCAATGCGCCCCACACAACCTGCGGACTGATCGCCCAAATTTCGTCAATGAGCAAAAGGTCTACCGAGTAGCCGACCTTGCCAGCAGTCGCGGCAGCCGAACGGATTGTTGTGCCGTCAGGGAACACCAACGACTGACGCTGATACGACTTCATTAACTTTGCACCAAACAACTCAACCATCGGTTCAGCAATATCCATAAACAAATCGGCGGCGCGCTGGTACTCGTTAGCGACCAACATAATGGTTTGAGGCTCGCCTCGAATCGCGGCCATCTGGACGGCCCACCACGACGCCAAAATTCGGAGGGCCACACTTTTACCCTGTTGACGCGCCGACGTTGTTAACGACGACCTGTGAATCAAAGTCCCAGTCTCGCGATCCTCAGGTGTCGCATAAGCAAGTTGCCCGGCAAGAGTGACCTTCTGCCACTCCATCAACTTGACGCCGTACACACGCTCAGCAAAAGCTTCTACAGACGCGACATAGTCACCAGCTGCTTCATAAGGCGTAATCAATCTTGGTAAAGCCCTGCCGATCTTTGGCAGATCCTCTTCAATCTCGCTGGTTCGGCTCGGTTTCCGTTTCGATATATCTTGAAAGT